TCCCCTGCCTGAACCGGATCAAGGCAAGTGTCGTGGAGTCTACAAGGTCATCATGGGTACCGCTAGGAAAGTCGTTGCACTCTTCGACCACCTCCCATGCCCAGCGGCGGTCAGGCACCCAGACGATCCCTGAGTGGAACAGGTCGGTCACGGCATTCACGCGGCTGATCTTGTCCTGCCCCTTGCCCGGAGTGAACTCCATGAGCGGAACTCCCATCCGGCGCATCTCCTGATAGAGCGCCGCCCCGTTCGACTTCTTCTCGACCACGAAGGTGTCGGGTTGCCAGTCCTTGTACTCCTCCAAGACCCGCTTTTTCAGTTCAGGGAACTCAAGGCGTTCCTTGACCGCGTTCAGGAGGATGATGTTGTAGTTCTTGGTCTCCTCGTTGAAGAACACTCCCCACGTCGTGAGGGCGTTGTAGTCCGAGCGGTTCTTGGTCTCCTGCGCAGCGTCGAGCGCCATGATGATGTGTTCACACGCAGGGGGGGTCTCCTTCTCCCACACCTGCCACCACTCGCGCTTGATGAGGGCACCCTCCTCAGAGGTCGGCTGCTGCATGTACTGGGCCTGCCAGTACCGCACGTCCATCGAGGCTTTCTTGGCGAGCAACTCATCGATGCCCCAGAACTCGGGCCAAAGCGGTTTGTCGTTGAGGATCGCCGGGAACTCGATGACCTCCCACTGATCAGCGTCCTCGTTCTTCGTCATGTGATCGATGATCTTGCCCGTGAGGTCCATCTTCGACCACCGGGTCATGACGACGATGATCGAACCACCCGGCATCAGTCGCTGGACGGGTCCTGACTGGAACCACTCCCATGCTGGCTCGAATACTTCTGCTCGACCCTGCTTAGCGTCCTGTTCAGAATGAGGGTCGTCAATAATAAAGAGATCGGCACCACGGCCAGCAAGAGCGCCGCCAACGCCAATAGCGAAGTACTCACCATTAAAATTCGTACCCCAGCGAGACGCAGACTTGCTATCGGCCTGAAGTTCGACTTGAGGGAAAATGTCATGATAACGCTCGTTTCCTACCAGATTTCGCACCCGGCGACCGAAGTTCACCGCAAGATCGGCGGTGTGGGACGCCATGATGACCTTTTTATGCGGATTTTTGCCCAAAAACCACGCCGGAGCGAGGTAAGAGATCATCTCGGACTTGCCATGACGCGGGGCGATGTTGACGATGACCCGCCTTTTCTTCCCTGCCTCGATGTCTTCAAAGATCCGGGCCAGTTTGTGATGGTGTGGGCCTACCTTGTACCCCGGATAGACGTGCTGGATGAAGTCCAAGAAGTTGGTCTTGCCCGTATTGCGCAAGATCTGCTTGCGAAGGGCCACTACTTTCTCGAAATGGGCGGGTTTTTTGTCATCCGGCAGCGTAAGACCGATCTCCACCAAGTCCATGACGTCTTCCATCGTCATGTCGGTGACGTTCTCGACCGTCACGAAGCCGCACCTTGACGGATTTCGACGTATTCAGCGTCGATCGACGTGGAATTACGCTGTTTTTCGAGCATTTTCTGCGTCCGATGGGCAGCGAGCATCTCTTTGAACTCTTTTTCGATCTCTTGGACGGGCTTGATCTGGTGCGTGACCTCGCTTCGCTTCTTGAAGGCGTCCACACCGTCCACTTCACCCAACTTCGTGAGTGCCGAGATGCGCGTCTTGTCGTCTTTGGCGCTCTCCGAGGCCTCAAAAAGGCGGTTCACCACGTAGAGTTTCAGTTCCGCCAGATCTTTGACGATCATGTGGTTGTACCGCGCCGCGATCCCGGCCATCAGCGCGATGGTCTCGTTTGGATAGATGTCGAAATCAGGGCGAGACTCAGGGTCTTCGACCATCTGGCGGACGGCGGCGGCTGCGGCCTTCTCGTCTTCAGAGTCAGGCACGATCGGCTGCAGGGTCAGATCGGATATCAGGCGGACCGTGTTCATCCTGACTTCCAGTTCCTGCGCAGGCGTGAGGTCGGGGAAGGCCTCCCGAGCGTTGCTCGGTAGCGTGATGTCAGACTCGATGTCTGGGATGAGGGGGAAGTCCATTAGGTAGGAAATATATACGATAAAGGGGCATGGTACCAAATTGATGACCGGGGGGTGTTCTATAGAAAGTAGGGGATCGTTTGTGCGGATTTAGGGGTAAGGGGTAAGCGGGGGGACCCAAAAAATTTTCGGGGGGTATGGGTATGGTGGGGTCAGACTTGGCTAAAACTACTCCAAAGTAGACGATACCCTTAGAGTTTGATATATAAATACCACGGCAATCGTGCCGCATTCGGAGAAAGCAAGATGACCCAGTTAAGGTTCGACTTCGACCTGCGACTTGTCACGCCGCAAGGCAAGACGGTTCGCTTCCCCTCAGAGTTGCTCTGCATGACCCGAGAGCATCACGCGGACTTCCTGCGCCGCAGGTACGGCAGGAACCAAGCGACCCTGCACTTCATGTACGGCATCGCGCCGCACATCCAGAAGTACCATCGTCTGACCGGGCGATACCCGGCCTGACCCCAACGGCAAGGGGGGCGTAAGCCCTCCGAGCCACCACCTAGGAGAAAGCACCATGTCTCACACAATCGACTACTCGACCATCAAGTCCCGTCGTGCGAAGGAACGCGCTGCGCTTCGCGACTGTCGCCAATGGCTCGGCAATAAGAAGTACCGCGAGGTTCGTCAAATCCTCCGCCAGTACCTGATGCACTTCGATCGTGAGTTCACCGCGCAGTCCATGTGCATGCTCGGCGTCAAGGGTTACCCGGCCACCGCGATGGTCGAGTCAGTGTCCCGATCCATGCACGGCATCAATGGCTACTCGCACAGCGAATGACCCTAGGGAGGAGGCTTCGGCCTCCTCCTTTTTTTGCGCCAGCAGGCTGATACCAGTTATGTGTTGTCGAGCGCGACTTGGCGCGGGCGCGACACGCTAGGCGCGGCTCCGGCCTGATTAGGCTTTCACCTCTACATGAAAAATGACTTGTCTAGGCCAGAATGGTATAAATATATCACGGTACAGCGATAATCGTCGCTGCCGCATTGGAGAAAGCACTATGTCTCTTGACATCATCAAGTCTACTCTGTCCACCTTGGCGTACACCTTCAGCCAAATGAAGGCCAAGGCCGGGAACATCGCCGCCGAGGTCGCCCGGCGCTACGCCAACGGCTTGACGGATGAAGCCAAGGCCGAACTTGCGACCGGTATCGCCTTGCACAAGGCCGAATTGACCGGAGAGCGTCACTTCATCCTGTCCGGTACTTCGGCTGAGGAAGTCTTCGCCGAGAACGGCAAGGCGCCGAAGGCACCGAAGGGTGCGACCCTGCTGACCCTGACCCGCGACATGGCGTGCAACCTGTCAACCTACGACTACGGCAAGATGGGACAGGATGACCCGGCACGCAAGGCAGCGTACAAGGTCGTACGCGAAGACTGCCAGAAGTACGAATCGAACACGATGAAGGAACTGGAGCGTAAGGTCGCCGACATCCTGAAGGGCGGCACGGGGAAGGGAACTCGCACCCCGTCATCCTTCGCCGCCACCTACATGGGGCGGGAGTGCAAGATGGTGAACGATGCCCTCACTCGCCGGAACAACGCTGCCAAGCGTGGCGAGCCGGGCATCCCGTCCGAAGCAACGCTCAAGGCAGCACTCGCCGCTTACGAGACCACGCTGCAGGAAGGCCTGAAGCGCGAGGCCGCGCAGCGCGAGGCCGACATCGCCGCCAACGCTGCCAAGGCCGCTGCCAAGGCCGCTGCCAAGGCCTGACCTAGGCCACTTCGCCCGCCGGAGCCGAAAGGTTCCGGCGGGCATTTTTTTGCCCGCGCCCCGTGAAACCAGTTCCTTGTTTTCGAGCGCGTCCCTGTGCGAGCGCGATCCACCGTGCTCTTGCCTGCGCGGAGTTCCGCTTAATTAGGCTTTCATGCAGACATGAAAAACCCTACGAACGGTGTAGGCAGCGCCCAATCAAGACTTCATGTGCGCGTGACGGCCAAGTTTGTACCATAAGTATAATTTTGACTAATGGTACAAAGTTCATTCTGGGCCATCAAAATTGTACACGCTGCCTAGGAATCGTGGAGTCAGAAAATACAGACCGCGTAGGAATCCGCCGCTAACATCTTGCCAATTTTTTGTACCATAAGTATATATTTGACTAATGGCACAATCTTGTTCCGTAATTTGTTCCGGGTTGTTCCAAGTTTGTTCCGTTTTCAAAACGCGTAAGTCGTTGATTGCAAAGCGAAAATCGATTTTGTTCCGTTTGTTCCGTGTTTTTTATAGTATAAGGAGTAGGTTGAGAGAAATTTCGCGAGCGTGAGGTACGGAGCAAGATAGTTAATACATACTTTATCCCACATGAAAATTGCCATCCAAC